GTAGAATTTTTCAATTCTACGTGTTTATAAGTTGTGGACTCTGTCCTCGTCTGATGCATTATATTTTTGCTTACTCCTTCTATGGGAAACCCTTTATATGCATTGGACCTCCACTGTATATCTTGCGCTTCTCATTTTTGCTAGTACCTTCTATATAATACAACAACTTTTAGTGTTCTCTACACCTATTTCTGACCTTGGCCGGATTCGATGACCCGGTCCCCGGGGGCTTCCTGCCCCCAAACCCCCTTTATTTATTTTATTTGTCCTTCATGTTCTGCACATCTGCTAAACGAAAAGTAAAAAATAAAACATTATAAAAGAAAACAATGTCTTTAGCATCTTGTAATGCTTGAAAACCCATTTTTAAATGTGGTGTAGAATGATTTTACATCGGTGTTTGATTTTGTTGGTATCCTTTGCAGTAACCTCTCAGAGATAACGGGCTTCTCTCACGTTATCTGCGAACGATAGGCGCCCTCTGCCGTATGCAGTGGGTATGTATCACCTCGTGTGCAGCCTCTCACCAACATTCAAACCCTATATCATTTTTTAATGATGGTTACTTGTCAGGTAAAAGTCCAGGCACTGTTGTGGCTCACAGTATTGAGCCACTATCCCTTGGTGGGAGAAATAATACCCTTTCAAAAATCAGAGTTTCTATTGTCATTATATACGTTATGTGCCTTTACATGCCCTCCCGTCATGCGATGACGAATGAAATTTATGATCTTGAACCCCAATTTGGTGTTGGCGACTTTTACGGACGTCTGTCAGCCAAGATTCTCCGCGCTGCTGGTCTCAGTCCAGTAGAATTTCAGGCCCGCGCGCTCGAGTGGTTTTATACGGCCACCTGGGTGTTAGGTCGGCTACCTTCTATAGCCACCCTGACTGATGTTCTTGCTATCTGTGACTACGTTACGAGGATTCATTTTGGTAAGCCAGTTGGAAGTATGATTTTTGAATTTGCTTTCAGCTCTGGTCTTGAAGCTCAGACCCTCGATTGGTCCGTTCTTAAAGACCTCACAACTGCTTACGATACCTTGAAGACCCATCCTGCAGTGATTAAGTTCATAAAGGTTGTTGGTCTTGCTTTTTCCGGTGGATTCTTGAAATCCATTGGTTATGAGTCGAGTCTCGCTGATTTGTGGGAGATGTTGAGTGAATGTATGACTAGAGTTGTTGGTCATAGCGACTTCTTCATCGCCCTATTTGATTTGTTGAGATTTGTGGGGGAACGTATTGCTGCTTTCTGTGCAACTGGTTCTTGGCGAGTCCTATTGCACACCCCCACCTCATATCAGAGGTGGGTTGATGATTCTCACGACATTTTGGACAAGTCTGTCGGCTTATCCAATCCAGAGGCACTAGGTTATGACTACCACACCTATGTATCTCAGCTCGTTGATTTGATTCAGCAAGGTGAAGAGATTAAACGCTTTATACGCGCAGCGGATGCACGTGATGGCGTTTCTCACGTTCTTTCGCGTCTCCGAACTTTGCACAATGAGATCCTTATCACACAAGCTTGTGGTAAGTTTCGGATGGCTCCTTTTTCTATGCTGATCAGCGCAGGATCTGGGGCCGGAAAGAGTAGTTTCATGACCACTCTTATTGTACATTTCGCCAAATTGTACAATAAACCACTTGGTGATCGTTACGTCTATTTTCGAACACCCGGTGAGAAACACTGGAACTGCTTCAAGACCACCTGCTGGGTGGTGTGTATTGACGACGTGGCCTTTGTTAATCCCAACACCGGTTCGGAGGATCCATCTTTGACAGATATTCTTCTGGGTATAGGTAACTCTGCCTATAGTCCACCTCAAGCCTCTCTCGAGGATAAAGGCAAGACTCCTTTCATGTGTGATCTCTTTATTTGTTCTACGAATACTGAGGATCTTAAAGCACACTGTTGGTTTAACAACCCCCAAGCCGTCAGACGGAGATTTCCTTACATTGTGAATATCATTCCAAAGGAGGAATACCGTAGACCAGGCACACAAATGCTTGATCCTTCAAAGGTCGTCGTTTCGCCAGGTGAGTATCCGGACCTCTGGCACATCGTTGTTAAGGAAGTCCGAGTTCTCAAAGATGAGCGTATTTCCACGCCCGTTGTATTAGAGACTGACTCAATCTATGAGTTTATCTCTAATTACAATCAGTGGTGTGATGATCATCGACGATCCCAGACGGCATTTTTACGCAGTAAGACAAACAGTGAGGAAGTTAAGTTGTGTCCCTCCCATCTAGTACCCTTCATTGGGTGTGGGTGTGTAGACGCATCCCTTTCAAGCTTGGAACCGCAAGCGTTGCAAACGCCCCTACGGAAACAAGTTTGTCTTAAGCATCTAGTGTTGACTGGACTTGCGCTTGTGTGTGGATATCAAGCTACCAAGTTTACGGCCAGGTGCGCGAGTGAAGTTCTCAATAATGATCCTGCTGTGATATCCAGTCCTAGTAGTTTCATATGGAGAACAGCTAATCGTGGCGCTCAAAAAGTACAATGGTATTGTGCTGAAAAGAAGCGCCAATTGCGTAACTTCACTAGAGATCAGCTTAAACAAGTTTTAGTCAGCGGGCTACATGGGATGTATGAGTCCTATAGTCCCGCACTCAAGAACATGGTGCTTATCTCTGGGGCTCTTGTCAGTTTGGGTTTAACTTGGCATTATTTCAAACGTGAAGCACCAGAACTGTTTCCACAAGTCTCCATCGATGAGGTAGGTATTGTTCCAACCCCCAAGCAAGAGAAGGAGAATGTGTGGCGCAAGGATGATTATGTACCTAGTGAGTTTCTAGGTAGATTGTCCACTGCATGGGCTGGTTTATCCCTGTCCAAAGCATGTTCAGTGATGAGCCGTAATGTTGTTTGGTGTCAAACTGTCCACAGTGGTACTAAGTGCAGTGTTTTCCGGGCTTTGTGTTTGTCTGGTCATCTGTACGTGGTACCCCATCACGTGTTACCCTCTGCAGAGTACTTTGAGATGCAAGTTATCCATGAGAACAATGCTGAGGGTTGCAATGGTAACATCCGATTTAAAATGTCACAAGCTATGATTTATCGATGTCCGGAGAGTGAGTTGGCTTTCTTTGAGATAAATCACATGCCTGGTAGGCGTGATATTTCAGGGATATTGCCACAACGTGGTGTGCGTTTTGATGCCCCAGGACGAATGGTCGTGCGTCAGTCTGATGGTTCAATACAGTATTCCAATTCTGTACGATCCACACTAATGCAAGCCCAGGAGATTTCGCAGTTCAACATCACTTTAGACATCTGCAATTCATATTTTGACCGTGATACGGTTAAGGGTGAATGTGGTGCAGTTGTTTTGGTTCAGATGCCTGGAGCAACACTCCTGGGGGGACTACATGTTCTTGGAGGAGAACGTCACCAGGGTGTTGCTGTGCCAGTGTACCAGCACCATTATGAGGCAGCTCTGAAATGGTTTGATACACCAACGGTGGAAAATTCAGTTCCCTTTTTGGAGGGCCAAGGGTTTTCATCTCAAATAAGTCCTAAGTGTACTGCTCGCTTCGTGCAAGATGGTACGCTCCAGGTCTTTGGGAGTTTTACTGGTTTTAAGAGACAACCGAAAAGCACTGCTACTAACACCCTTTTCACGGAAGAATTGGTGAAGGATGGTAGAGAGGTTAAATATGGTCCTGCACCAATGAAGGGCTTCTGGCCTTTGCGTTTGGGCCTTCTCGATATTGTTCAGTCGAAGCGATTGTTTAAGGAAGATGTTTTACGTCACTGTACTTATTCTTTTGCTAATGAAGTCTGCGATGGACTTACTCCTGAGGATTTATCAGAGTTGAAACCTCTCACTCTTAAATGTGCTCTTAATGGGTATCCCGGCGTTAGATTCATAGACTCAATGAATTTTAACACCAGTGCGGGTTATCCACACAACAAGTCCAAACGTTTTCTGATCTCCCGGGTTCCTGCTGATGAGATTCATCAGCACCCTGTTGTGTTGAGTGATGAAATTAAGCAAGAAGTTGAGGAAGTTTGGAATAAGATGGTTGAAGGTGTGAGTTCTGCACCCATCTTTATGCAACACTTGAAGGATGAGGCTCTGCCCCTGGACAAAATCCAAAAGGGGAAGTGTCGCATTTTTATGGGTGGACCATTCGCCTGGAGTATATGTGTTCGTATGGCGTTACTGCCGTTCATTCGTCTCATGCAGATGAATAAGTACCTGTTCGAATGTGCCCCTGGCACGAATGCCACCTCAATTGAGTGGACTCGCATCTACCAGTACGTAACCAGGTTTGGTACTGATAGAATGATAGCTGGAGATTTCAAAGCCTTTGATAAGGTTATGGGTTCTCTGGTTATCATGGAGGCTTTCCGATTCATTCAGATAGTCCTCCGGCGAGCGAACGTTCCGGAAGAACAACACCGTGCAGTTCAGGTGATCGCTGAAGATGTCGCGTTTGCCTTTGTGAATTTCAATGGTGATCTCATGCGTTTCTTTGGTATGAATCCTTCTGGACATCCCCTCACTGTAATAATCAACTGCATTGTCAATTCATTGTATATGCGTTATTGTTATATTGAGCTCAATCCGAAGGGAGAAGTGGATACTTTTCGTGAGAATGTTGCCTTAATCACTTATGGCGATGACAATCTCGCGGGGAGTGCTGTAGATTGGTTCAACCATACTGCTATTTCCCAAGTTCTTGCTGATGTTGGTATTGTTTATACCATGGCTGATAAAGGTGCTCTCTCGGTACCTTTTTTGCCTATCACCGAGGTATCTTTCTTGAAGAGGTATTTCAGGTTTGAAGCAGAACTTGATGCCTACATGGCTGTACTTGAAGAGGACTCCATCTGGAAAAGTCTTATGATATGTGTGCCTAGTAGTGAGGTCAGTATGCAAAAGCAGTGTATTGAAATCGTGGCTTCCGCTGTATGCGAGTGGTTTTTCTATGGTAGGGAACGTTTTGAGAAGGAACGCACTTATCTCATTGATCTAGTGAGTAGGTGTGGTTTGGTAGTTTATGTGGAGAAATCCACTTTTCCTACTTGGGAGACCCTTGTGGGCCGATTCGTATTGGCTTCTGAGGATTATCTCCATGATGAACCTTCATCCAGTAAGCACATACTGGGTGAGATGGTGTGGAATGTCCCAACAGGGATATAACTGCACTATTTTTAAGTGTGCTCAAGTGGGCCTATGAGACCAGGTCCCTAAACCAAAAGGTCTCACACCAGTGATATTTACTGCTCCCCATCTCTTTTCTGTCAGTGTAATGATGGGGTAGAGCGTGGATCCTGGTGTTACACTTGCCTATGCGTCCCATGAAATCCCTTTTTAGGGAAGATTTTTGGCTGGTGGTCAATTACTGTCAGATATATGCAGGCTTATGGGTGTAAGTCTGTACGAAGTTACGCACCTTCTGTATCAAGTTTGAGTTTTGAAGTTCTCAGTAAAAATTTCACTACAGTAGGCCTTGTGCCTCAGTCGGCTGAACTAGATGATGGTTCAGTATCAAAGACCAACTATCAGAATGTCATGTTTTCTGATGCTGGTCTTTCAGCAACGCATGTCGCCCCCAAGCTCACTTTCAAACCAGATTGTGATACGGGGGCAAAATTAGGGGACTTCTTGTCCCGTCCAGTTGCCATCCGCTCATTTTCTTGGGTGGAGGGTAACACCACTCCAGTTCAATTGACGTTCCGACCCTGGTCGGAATATTTCAACAATCCCATGATCAAGTCAAAGATCTCGAACTTCGCGAGGTTGCGATGTAAGTTGAAATTGAAATTTGTTGTCAATGCATCACCATTTTATTTTGGTGCTCTGCGTGTGTGCTATTTACCAATTCGTAACGATCTCCTGAACGCTTATGAATCTAGTGGTGCACAGATGAAACTTTCACAGTTACCGGGGGATTTTATCTACCCAGCTGATATGTCGTCTTTTGAAATGGAGCTCCCCTTCCTATGGCCACGCTCGTGGCTTGAGGTTGGGTCGCTAACTGAGTTTGAGTCAATGGGTACGATTACCTATGTGCTCTACTCCCTTTTGCGTAGTGCCAATGGTTCTACTTCCACGAATGTTAACATAACATGTTATGCGTGGGCAGAAGATGTTGAACTCGCTGGCTTGACCAGTGGACTCGCGCTTCAGTCAGATGAGTATGAAAAGACAGGTCCTATCTCAGGACCTGCTTCTGCTGTGGCAGCCGTTGCTGGTAAACTTTCTGGTGCTCCCGTGATTGGCACTCTAGCGAGAGCCACAGAAATGGGAGCCGGAGCAGTGGCCAACATTGCGTCGCTCTTTGGATTCTCCAATCCACCAGTGATTTCTGATGTACCTGCTTATCAAAACAAATCTTTCCATGCCTTTTCGAATGTTGAGACTAGCATGCCGATAGATAAATTGAGTGTAGATCCAAAGAATGAGGTGACAATTGACCGTGGAGTTGTCGGGGCTTGCCCTGACGATGAATTGATAATCACCAATTTTGCTGGTAAGGAGTCCTTCCTCTTTGGGACTCTGTGGACAGATGCCTACAGTCCTGGTACACAACTCATGCGACTCCCTGTGCACCCCCGCAATGAATCTTTTATTGCCGGTGTTTCCCAGAATTTTCTCAATAGTACGCCTGTTGGACATATTTCATATATGTTTCGGCAGTGGCGTGGTTCCTTGATTTACAAATTGAAGTTTGTTAAGTCGAGGTATCACACGGGTAGGGTCCAGATCTCTTGGGATCCCCAAACTGTACCTGGTACTAATTCTGAAACCACTACCATGACGCGTATTGTGGATCTTCAAGTTGAGACAGAGGTTGAATTCTCAGTGCCGTTTAAAGCCAATGACCCATGGCTTAGTACAGGGAATAGTGGGAACAATTGGACCAATGCTCCAGCAGGTACCATTACCTTTGACAAAACGCGCCACAATGGTGTGATCAAGGTTACGGTTCTAAATGAGCTCACAGGCCCTGCTGCTTCTCAGGAAATTGACATTTTGTTATTTGTCAGAGCTGGCCCAGATATTCAATTTGCGATTCCAGATGAGTTGCCATTGTTTGCTGGATTAGCGGTCCAGGCAGATGTGTCAGATGTCGCAGATGATGATGCAGGCAATGATATACCAGCAATTACTGTTGGTGAAAGTGTGGTAAGTTTGCGTAGCTTATTGCACAGGACTGTGTATTGGCATTCCCAATTTATTGGTAATCCTTATGCATCAGCTGGTAACTACCAGGTGGAGGGTTATTACCATCATGTCAATTATATTCCCAGGTATCCCCTGGGTTTTGGTTTCTCCAACTTCGGAATGAATTATGCTACGGGCGTTCTCACACCCGACAAAAAGCAATTTCAATATTCTCCTAATAACGCTATTAACTGGCTAGGCGCATGCTTTGCTGGCTATAAGGGTTCATTGGTTCACCATTTTAATATTGTGACTAATGGTAATAGGCAGATTGATGATTTCCGTGTTGAGAGAGACTTTCGCACCCACGTTCTTGATGTTGCACCACGACAAGCGATCAACCGCTTTAGTATAGCAGCGTCTACAGCTCAACCGTCCTCGCTGGCACGTTTGGGTGTCACCACGACATTGGGTGTGCGACGTACCGGTTGGGGGCACCGGGGTATGTCATTGACCAATACACATACACAGAGTGCGCTCTCTGTTGTAACGCCCCAATATTCCAAATGGAAATTCCGTCCAAC